TCTTTCCCCAAACCCATTGAGGAAATCATCGTATAAATTACACCAACTTGCTTGCGTAATTCATACGTGTTGATACCGAGAGCCTTGCCTAATTCGTTTGACCATTCACGGGCAGCTTTGGCATTACTACCAAGAGAAACAGTAAACAGGTTCTCACTCTCTACCGCATCCATAGCGGACTTACCGACTTTACCCAAGCCAGCTATAAGAGCAACGCCGACTCCTGCCCAAGCAGATGATATACCATTGATAGAAGTCTTGATAGATTCAACGCTTTTCTTGATTCCACTACTAGCTTTATCAACAGCCTTTTCGCTATCAGCTAACCCCTGTTTTAATTGGGAGGCATCAGCTGTAATTTTGGCTACTAGTTCAGTTAGTACGGTACTCATCTAGTTATATTCCTCTTAATAGTTCTATAATCCCGTATACCCCGCCACCTATACTAGCCAATATAACCGCCATTAATATCCATAGTTTTTGAATAGCCTTAGTATTTCTATCTACCAGTTTAATTAATCCAGGATTACCATTAATCCCTAAAAGGACTGCATGGATTTCGGTCAATTTATCGTGGTCTGTCTTTTCTGGCATAAGTAACCTCCCTAACTAGATATAGCTATTATCTCCGAGATGGTTTCTGATATGGAACTAATCTCATTGAGAGTGATTAACCTGCCTACTTTGTCAATATCAAGGTCAGGCTGTTCTTCTTTTAACAGAGCGTAAATTAAAGCCCTCACGGTAGTCATGGTTTCATTCTCAAGCTTAGTCTGTAGTCTGCCAAGCCCGAATCCCATTGTCTTTTCTATGTTCGCTAATGTGGTCATGTCTATCGGTGGGAGTTTGTATTCTTCCCCGTCTGATAACGTGATTGATTTGGGCTTCTCTTCTGCTAGTATGTTTACCTCTTTCATCATCTACTCCTTAAAATATTTATTGCTAGGGTATTGACTATTTTACTTTAGTCTAGTTAAGTAGCATATAGTATTTTATGCTTTACTTTGTGCAATGCGTTGCACTATCTTTCTGGTAACTTAATACCTTTGTCTTTTGCCATCTGGTCAACTGTTTTCTCTTGCTTAACGTGTCTCTCTGGCATCTCACTACTGAGGAAGTCCTTTGCTTTTATTGGCTGGCTGCCCTTCTTTCTAGGGATGGTGTTGTAGATAGCTGCTAATATAGTAGCTACCGTGTGCATCTTGCGCCACTCGTCTACAGACTCCTGAAAGTAAAGCTCCTTTAGAATCTCATTGAACTGCGCTGGAGAGAGTTTACCTATCTCGGAACGTGTCCAATGCAACTTTCTGGCAAGGTAAACTATACTCTCAGTGGATAGAGACATCTTGGTACTCCTTAACTTGCCATTGGAGTAACTTGATTTGTTTTAGCAACTCATCATTTTGAGATTTTATTTCTGCCATCTGTTCATCCCTGCCATCGTTTAACCCCTTAGTATAACCATCCTGATAACCCCTTAAGTGCCCACTCATATGGTCGCTGATACTACTAATGAGTTCTAAATTCTCAATTCGATTATCTTGTTTATCTCCATTCTTATGGTGGACTATTTCCCACTTTTGAAGATTCCTACCTAAGTGTTGCGCCATGACAAGACGGTGGATTAAAATATCCCCCTTTTTGCAAGCAGTTGGGTAAAAGAAGTCATTGGGTTGTAATCTTCTAGAGAAATACCCACCAATAGTTTTCCTATCCTTTGGAGGATTCTTAACCCTATTAGCGCAAGAATAACATCTTAGACTAACTGGTTTACCATGCCGAAGCGCAATCCATTGTTCTTTGCCACAATCTAGACATGGGCGTAAACCGTATTTATAGTTACTGTGGTATCCTAATTCTCTACCTGTTTTAATTTCCATTTGGTTTTCTATAGGGCAATACTGGTAAAGGCATCCAATCAGTATTCACTAGGCTGTCTCCAATTTAACTCAATGGGTGCGTATAGCCTCTGGTTAAGTGTCTCGGTGTCTGGCAGGTTAAGTTTTACTACACCAGCATCCATCAAGACTAGTTGACTATCTACCTTCTTATATAGTTCCATATCATATATATTATCTTTAGGTATCTCTGTCAACCAGTAGCTTTGTGCCGTGATATACTTGATTACTTTAAGATTAGTCCACCCTTTACTTACGGCGGAATCATACGACAGAGATACTTCCCAGCCATAGATTCCGCCGACTTGTCTATCGTCTTGTTTTAAGACACCTATTTGCCCATCCATTACGCTGAAGCTGCTGTCAACACACCTGTTCCCGTGAAGTCGTATGAGTAAGTTACTGCCCCGTCAAATCCAGTAGAAGGATGTACGTCTGTTATAATGGCATTCCCTAACCACATCTGAGTTACAGTTGCGCTCTCAGCTAGTTCAAGACCGTATTGAGAGCCTATTGAAAGTGGTGCGCCGTCTTTGTAACCACTGAACGAACCTGACCATCCAGACGCTCCTATAATGTAAGCCCTGACCCCACCACTAACAAAGTCTGTAGTCTCTAATGGGTCGGCTACATAATCAAGATTCCATGAGTTGATACCTGATAAGACTCTAGCTGCCCTGATGTCGTCAAGGTAGAGGATGTCACCATCTGCCCCGTTGGCGTTTGATTCTACGCCAATGACCGTTCCTGCTGTTGTTGCTGCGAATGTGCCAGCAACTAATGTGCAGTGGCAATACCTCCACGTATTAGCCGTTAGGATTGGTATGGTCACTGTAGTAGTTGGGGTTGCGCCCGCCCCTGTAGTCCCTACTCCTATATAATAATCGTTGAGTTCAGTTGTGACACTTGAATATGCCCAACAAAGGATATGGACATAAGCCGCAAGGTTAGCTGCCGTTATCGTATCGTATACTATGATATCACCAGCTAGTATACCCGTCGTGATGGTACACTTGGCACTACCAGTCCCTACCTTAACATATGTAGTATCCAATGCTGCCGTCCCGTGTGTGCCGCTATCCCAAGCTACATCACAATTAGAGAGTAGCAAGTCAGCAACATACACATCCCCTGATTTACCTGCTAATTTTGCCATGCTACCCTCCTTATATTGATGCTACTGTTAGTACGCCCGTTCCCTGGAAGTCGTATGAGAGAGATGCTACACCATCAAATGACACACTCGGATGAATACCTGTGAATAGAACGCTGCCAGTCCAGCGATTCCCTGCCGTGTCGTCTTCAAGGAATGAGGCATTATAGATTGAACCGATTGCCACTGGTGTGCCATCATGGTATCCTTCGCAAGAACCTGACCATCCAGTACATCCTACAATGTAAGACCTGACACCTGCTGAAACGAAGTCGGTGGTTTCTAAGGCATCAGCCGTATAGTCAAGACTCCACGATTTAACACCAAGTATTTCTGTTCCAGTGTCGTAGGATACTGCTCCACCTTTTCCCGCTATTTTAGCCATGTTATTTACCTCCTGTTTCTTTTACCCAACTTTGGAAATATTGATACCCTATTAGTTGCTTCGGTTTGTGTCCGCACAACACCCCAGGGTCAGCAAAGATTTTAAAGCCCGCCCTCTTAGCCTTTCTGCAAAAACTAAAGTCCTCACCCGATGCCCTGCCTCCTGTATTCAAAACAAAGTAGGGCGGCTTGATTGCCTCAAATACACTCCTATGAACTAATAAACATCCAGTGCCAACCGCATCACATTCAATCAGTTCATCTCTGGTAGCAGGAAGCACTACGCTCAATTCATCCCCCTGGTCTTCTTTGTGCTTTTCAAGATAATCCCAAATGGCAGTAACATTAGATGCGTAGTAATGTTTACCTTGCTTCCTCATTGCGTGCTGATAGATTGCTGGTATTGGTCTGTTAATATGTGCTATGAATACAATCCCTGATACTATAGGTAAGTTCCACGATAAAAGTCTCATTAACGCCTGTGAAGGGATTGTCTCATCAGCGTCAAACATAAATAACCATTCTTTATCTAATTGCTTGACCATGTGATTCCTAGCCATATCAATGGGCAGGTTGGTTACTTTGTTTAACTTAGACCCTGGCGGCTTGACTAGCGATATTAAACTGTAAAATCCCTCATCCGGTAAATCACCTACAACTGGAAGCCCTATCAGGACTCCCTCTCCTGACACTGGTAACATCAAACCTCCTTTATTTTGTGCCTACGCTATACCGTCAAATCAAAAATTAAGGGCATTAAAAGTTTGGCTAGTACGATTGTACTTAATCCTTATCCACCCATATTCTATAGCGTAACGGTACTTGATAGATGTCAGTCTCTGAATCCCACATTACCGAACCCATGAACTCTCTAACGCATTTCATTGGTGTATATCCTGAGACGGTTAGTGTAACATCATCCATTGCTGTTAGAACCTCGTCTGCTATTTCAGCAACGTCAGCCGCTGACTTATCAGAGAAGCAATTAATCCAGTAGGTTAAACTCTCCATCGCTACTTGACTAACAAAGTCACCCATTGGTACATTAGTTTCCATCCCGAAAGTAACATAGGGAACTGTGTCTGCCTGCTTGGCTTTTATCTGGTACGTTTTTGAATCAAAACAGGTGAACACAGCCGTTCCATCAGTAGTAGTGCCTCCGTTAGTAGTTGACCAAGTAGGCTCTGTTGACGCATGGCTAGTCCCTGCCGTAGTGCATTTATAAGAGTGTGAAGCATAAGTAGTGGGTTTAATCATATCACCCACAGTATAAGCAGTGTTTCTAGCCGATGTCTCAGGCCAGAGCTTTAGTTTTGAGTAGAATCCTGTATTGACTGCTGAAAGCACTTGACATTATCCTTTTATTGTGTTATTATTTA